GTCTGTATCACAACCCATTCTTGCACGGAATGATTTTAACCTTTCAGGGTCATCTCTTTTTATTTCCATAGAAGAACTTCCAAATGTTACTTTTACAACATTACCTTTATCGTTCTTCACATAGACACCAAATTTCTTTGCAGAACCAGTAGGTAATCTAAAAGGTGAGTTAAGTGTAACTTTCCTTCCTTTGTACTCTGCTTCTTCTAATTCTAATTCATATAAATCTTCTGACATTTTACTTATCCCATGCCTTAGCGGCGTTAAAATTATTCTGACTAAATTCCATTCTATCTACAAGTTTAACTGCAGAACCTGTACTATCGATTGCAACATAACCTTCAGGATTTACTACTTTAAATCCTGTATCAGTTCTTACAAAAGTTCCGATACTCTTTACTCTATTTAGAGCGTCTATAATTAACTTTTTAGAGTCAATTAAGAATCCTTGGAACTTTGCAAGGTTATCAACCATTTTAGAAATTGACCTTAAATCACGCATGATATTATCACCAATTTCTCTTTTAATCTTTTTGGTTTTCTCCATCTTAACTTTTGCAACAATCTTATCTTTCCAATAAGTTTCTACATGAGTTAGATAGTCTCTTCCGTTCGGATTCCACTTACCACTTCTAATAAGTGTGTTAGTGTATGTTTTATATGATGCACCTGCAGCTCCTTTTGAGTTTAGAACCTTTTGTACATCATTAAATTTCTTCAGGTCTTTTGCAGTTATTCCATGAAATGCTTTACCTGTATTTGTAAGTGCTTGTGTAAGTGCAAGTGTTTCTCTTGCAGTCATGTTTCCATAACCAGTGGTGTCCTTATAAGTTGCATCATCTTGCCAAACTTTGGACGACTTAGGTGGAAGTTTTGCACCAAAAGATGCAGATAGTTTTTCGATTGAAGAACCTGAATAAGTTGTGTGCCAAACTACACCTAGTGTTGCTTTACCTATTTCTTTTCCTAGTTGTGAATCTTTTAAAACTGCATACAAAATTGTGTTTGGTTGAAATGTAATGTACTCTTTACCGTCCATTTTTGTACTACTCTTATCACCTGAAGTAAACATTAAGTCTCCCTGCAGGATTTCTTTCATTCCAAGACCTGAAAAGGCATTAAATGCTTCTGTAAATTTGGATTTGAGTACACCGTTTAGGTCGGGTGAATCATTGATTTCCTTTACACTAGAATAGTAAAGAGCACCCGTTTTATTGAATAGTGATTTTTTTGCAACGAAAAACTTTCCTGTTTCAGGGTGAGGGCCACACCAAATTGCAGGAGCACCGTCCCACTTAACAGTCATATTAACTCTTCCCGATGCGTTACCTTTCATCATATCCCTAAGTTCTCTTAGGAAGTTGATACTCGCACGACCACCCGAAATTCCGTTGTTAATAATTTCGTCTTCTAAATGTTCTAAATGTAAGTTCTTTCCAGCCATAGTTAGTCTGTTGCAATATATTATTGTAAGTTTACATTACTATTTATACAAATGCAAGCGTTATTCCATAATATGAAACACTTTTGCACAAAAAAAGGGGTCTGCAGAACCCCTTTAAAAACGTGTGGTTTTTAAGAATTAATCTACTGTTGCAAGCATTTCCACATGGGTTGCTTCCATTCGTTCGTAATCTGTTTTCATTTGAGCTGCTTCTGCATCCCAGTCTGAACGTCTGTTAGTGAAGTAATCCCATTGAGCCCATGATGCAGAACCTTCTGAATCTGATTGTTCAGTTACATCAGGGTATCTTGTTCTCCACGCAGGATAATATTCATGAGCACCTTTAAGTGTATGTGTAAGTTCATCACCTGAAGTTTCTTGAAGATTATCATACTGATTAGTTGAAGCATTCCATGTTCCAGTTCTTAATTTATAAGTTCCTTCAACACCTGTCATCCATTCCCAGCGTTTTTTTATTGTATTAATTTCTGCAAGATAAGTGTCACACTCTGCTTGTGTGAATACTCTTCCGTCTTCAATGTAGGTATTTCCTGATGTTGCTGCCATATAAATCTCCTGTATCTCTTTATTTATATTTTTTGTAATGGTGTAGAAGATAGCTTAGAGTCTATTTTATCAATTTTCTCAGAAATTTTTTTAATATCCTCTTTATTTTGCTCTTTTTTTGCGTCCCTTAATGCGATTTTTAACTCAACCTTTTTCTGTAATTCGTTGAGTACCTCATGGGACTTTAAGTTCTTCTTCATATTACTATTTAGGACTAGACTTTGAAATCTCCATATTTACTTTCTGTCCTTCCTCTATCAAAAACTGGTGTAGAATCATCTTCTTCTATCGCAGAATCAATCAATTCTTCTTGTGCTTCTTGTTCACAATCATATAATTTCATTCTTGCACGGTCTACACCAATAACAAATCTTTTAAAGATTGTTGGGTCGTTGTATCTATTCTTTAATTGTTTAACAACCATTTGGTCTAATTCTTCCAACTCTTCTGAAGTAATCAATGCAAACATAAAGTCTGCAGTTGCAGGAAGACCAAATGATTCTGAAGTGTCTGTAAGTTCAATATCTGTTGAACCATAACCACTTCTTGTTGTTTGAGTCGCACTCATAATTGGTACGTCAAACTCTACTGCAAGTCCTCTCAACTCTTCTGCAATAGATTTAACAAGTGTATAAGAGTTCGCACCAGCACCAGGCCTGATTCTATGACTTGCACAAATGTTTAGATAATCAATAAAGATAATATCAGGTCTGAAGTCTTTCTTTAGTTCTAGTTCTTGTAACAAGTGTCTGAAGTGTCCTGTATGTGCAGATGCAGTAGGATATTCTTTTACAATTAGTTTACCTTTGGTTTTGTTTTTTAGTTTGTCAACTTTCTTACCAAATATATTTTTAGTGATTTCTCCTAGGTCTTGAATAGGAACATTCATAATATTTGCATCGATTCTCTCTGCAATCTTTTCCTCTGACATTTCTAGTGTAATGTATAAAACATTTTTGTTCATCATTAAATGACTGGACGCCATGTGACACATAAACAATGATTTACCAACACCAGTTCCTGCAAGACAAATGTTTAGAGTCTTGTTTGGTAATCCACCTTTGGTTACTTTGTTGAAGTATTCCAAATCAAATGGAATCTTTTCTTCTTCAGTATGATAAAACTCCCACCTCTCGTCTGCATCTTCTAACTGGTCGTGACCAATATGCGTATCAAATGACACGGAAAGTGCATCCTTTAAAAGTTCAGGTATATCACCTCTTGACCTTTGTGACTTCTCATCAAGAACCTCTATAGAGTCCATGACAGCGATGTAGATAGCCCTATCTTTGCACCATTTTTCTGCCTCGTCTATTAACCAATCTTGTGGGGTTTCGTCTTGATGTGAACCAATCTCCTTTACGATAGTTTTAGAGGATTTTACAACACCGTCTTGTAGACTGGTATTGTTCTCTAAGTTAATGAGAAGTGCCTCTATCGTAGGAGTTTTGGTATATTTGTCGAAGTATCCATGCACTTCTTCAAATACAGTTCGTTCATCGGTCTCGGTGAAGTACTCTGCCTTTAGAAAAGGAAGCACCTTCCGTGCAAATGAATCACTCTGAATCAGATTCTTCAGTATCGTCTGTTCTATTCTCGCTTGTTCCATACTTAAAATATCCTTGTGCGTGTTGTTCCAGTTGGTTCATTACGTCTTCTGTAAAGAACTTCTCAGGATTGTTATTAATGGTTTTACCAAATTCAGTTTTACCATTAGGTAGTTTAACACGGGTTCCTTCTTTTGTAAAGACACCAAATGCAAGTGCCATATCAAGTAGTCCGTAATACCTATCCAACCCTTTCTCGTAAGATAATCTAACATCGACCATTCTGTTTTCGACTGTCAATCTTGACTTTGCGTTTTTACAATGAACGATATTACCAATTACCTCTGTACCCTCTTTCTCCTTTTTCTTGGATAAGAAGATAATAGAAGAAGCTGCATACTTCAATCCACTACCACCACCCATTTCTTTCTGAGGGAACATAGAACCAATCACATCATAAGTGTGATTTGTTACAACCATCGGTACTCCTGCACGACCAAGTTTAAGTGTAAGTACTCTGAATGCACCTTTAGTCACTTGAGCTCTAGTCATGTCCTTAGTCTCTTTACCGTCTGCAGTGTCTTCGATTTCTTTAGTAGTTGATAACATACCAAGTGAATCTAGAACAAAAAACATTTTTGGTCTTTTAGACTTTGGAGTTTCGATATACTTATCAAGTATGTTTATTGCTTGATTTCTGAATTGTTGAACAGTAACGACTGGAACAATCACAACCCTAGAAGAATCAATTCCTCTAGACTCAATCATGTCTTTCGATATTGCAGATTCAGATTCAAAGTAAATAACTGCAGAATCTTTATGGTCTTCTAGAAACTGTTTAACTACTCCTAGTGCGAAGTATGTTTTACCAGTTGCAGATTCACCAGCAAGTGCAGTAATTTTGTTTGAGGGAAGTCCACCGTATAGTGAACCACTTAGGAGTGCATTGAAAATGTGTGAACCAGTGTCGATAAATTCGTCAACGTCACCAGCTGCGACTCCTTCGGAAACTATATTTGCATATTCGTTTCCTGATGCCTTAATAAGGTCTTTTAATATACTTGTCATAATTTACACCTCTCATAATGTATATACTATTATACAATGATTTAGGTTATTTGGTAAGGTGTTTTTCTAGATTATTTTCAGATAATTTTTTGAGGGATTCCCCTTTATGTAATCTAACATCGATATACTTTTCTACTGTAGATTTCAGGGTATGAATTTGGATTTCTATGATAACCAAACCTGCGACTATGAGTCCTATCATAAAAATATAGAAACAGTCCATAGGGGTTATAATCATGAGACCTTATCAATCTGTTCTTGTGTAACAGTTCCCCTTCTAATTAAGATTTGTCTATTGTCTATGTGTTGTTGTTCGATTAGTTCTTTACTATCACCCGTATATTT